CTCCAATAATTGTTGCTTGCTTACACTCGTAAACTTGAAGCCATGCATTTGGCTAAATTTTTTTTGTAGGTCCTCAACAATGGCATCGCCCACTCCTGTACTATCAATTACGATTGGGATATTAGATGGCAATCTTAAAATAGTCTCTTTTGTCTGCATCCAATCTTTTTGGAACCGATCAAAGTGAACTACATTGCCAAGCTTATCCATTCCGATAATAACAGTCCAATCCACCGATTTAGCAAGGTCAATTCCGTAATAAGCAGCCACACCGGTTGAGGTTTTAGTACATGCATAAATAAACTCGGAACCAAATGGATTGGCTGCATTCTCCATCGGATCGGCCATGTACTCCTGTTTGAATACAACCGCCGGAAGCTGCGCCTTTGCCGAGTCAATCTCGGATGCATCCATGAAAGGATTATCATAAGTAGTGAATTTGAAGCTTTGCCAATCCGGCTCACCGCCCCTCATAAATAAACTATAAAAGTAATTTTTGCCTCTTGGTGTGCTTAAAAATATTGCCTTACCCTTATAATCAGTTAGCGTTGGCCTTATGCTATTATTCCATCCTTCCTCAAGATTGGCGATGTATGATGCCTCATCAATGATAACCAGGTGATACTTTGTTCCTCTCATTGCATCAAGCCTTTCACCGGTAAAAAACCTTATTGATCCTCCTGTAATGAAATCCATTAATAAGTCGGTCTCATTCTTTTTATAAACCTTCTCCGGTAATATCTTGCATATCTCTTTAAAAAACATCTTACCCAACTGATAAGTCGGAGTGATATATGCAACATGTTGTCGCTTTAACGCTGACTCAATTGCTATGGTTTGAGAGATAACCGACTTACCAAACCTTCGGCCGGCCATCATTACTTTAAACCTGGCATCCGATTGAATGACCTCTAATTGTTTGAGATGTGGCTTTGGGAGTTTAATCTCAAGATTCATACTTGATTGTAATGGTGTCGATGTTTGTATTTTCAGTCATTGCCTTATCAGTCATGCCCAAAGCATTCTTTGCATAAAATATCGCCTTGCCTTCATTAGCTACTATATCAACTGCCAATGATTTAAACATCGCAACGATATGAGTAACCAATTCATAATAAGGATGTGTCGGGTCCTGTCTAATGGTCCAAAGTTGCATCCTATGGTAAAACTCTTTATTGTGTCTGCGCAACCAATGATCTAGGAAATAATCTATTGTTGGAACATAACGATCCCTAATCTCAACTATCTTACCGCTACCGGTTGCCACCTCTTTTTTACCGCCCATACAATCATCACAATATGCATAAGCCAAATTAAGCATCTCATCTTTATCGATATCCTTAAACTTCCTTGTTGTATGTTCTCTTACCATGTTTTATGTTTTTAGTTCCGTTCCTATAAGATTTGATGTCATGTTCATGCGAGGCCCAATTCTTATTAAGAATCTCGGCTTTATTCCATCCGTACTCATCACCTGTTGCGTGACTTCCTAAATGCTCGGCCATGCAGTCCATCACATAGTAAGTATTAAAATTAGCTATATGGGACCGCTCGCAGTAATCCAAATCAATTGGCCCATAAGGGAACATTGACTCATTAAAGTAACCAATTGCATTAACAACCTTTATGTCAACCAACCAATTGGATATGATATGCTCATTCCTAATTCCTTTCTTTACTTCTCCCAGGCTTGAGGCCACTATTCCGGCAAATGGGTAAGTTCGGATGGCTTCAAGTTTCTTTGCCAACCAATTGTCCGGCTCAATGATATCATTGGAAAGGTAAGCAATATAGTCGTATTTGTCAATTATAGCCATATCTAGGCCATCATTCATTGCATTTGATATACCTTCTCGGTTTACTTCAAGGTAGGTAAATTCGTGTCCGGCACGCTTTAAATTGGATTCAATGACATCCTTTGGCCTTTTGCCATAAGTTAAGCCGCATATTAGTATTTTCATATATTTTTATTTATCTGCAAATATACTTAATCATGTCGAAAGTTTTCATCATAAGTGGTCATTAATGACACTAATGGTGGCATTATGCGCCATATAATGCATTTTATGATGTGCGTTTATCAATCAAGCTTGAGCCGATTATCAATCATTACCGGCTCATTGAGTAAAATTACTCACTCCATTGAGTAAAGTTATTGTTTTACTTTACCCCCCTTAAAGTAAAGTAATGGCTTTACTATTTTCAATCGTTGCATTTTATACAACAGTTCATTTGGTGATTATGTTCCCCATATTCATATCAATTTGGGGATTAGTTCCAAATTGGAACAAACCCCTGTTCATTTATTTTATCAGTTCACGGAACATGAACAACTCAAATTTGTGAACATTATCAAAACTTGCATAGTTTACATTTTTTGATAATAAAGTAGTATTATTACTACTTTGCGCCCAATTATATTCATTTGCACCCATTTGTAACAAATTTCATTTTATATATGTTACAACATATAACCGAATTGCATATCACTTTGTCACATATTTATATAAATTGGTGACACTAATTCGGAAAAATTCATGCACCTTATTTATAAATAGCATTATCCCCTATCTCTTTTGCCGGATTACCCGCATACTTTTTGAAAGCTTCGGTGATTAGTTTCTTTGTCACCACGGCACCCATCCCAATCATGCAACCGATGGCAATGTCTTGCTTTTGATGAATCACCGCATTAAGTCCAATATTACATTTGTACCTCACAATGGTATGTCCTCCAACCTTTACACCGCATGAGATGGTCACATTGCTATGAATAAAGCAATCATGCCCTACATAACTATGCTTAAGCATCCAAACATTATCGCCAATAAATGTTGGCTCATCACCTGTGCTTGCATCAATACAAACATGTCCGGTTAATACTACATTGTCACCAATGGAGACACTGCCAGGCTCACGATTCCAAAACGCTTTATGCTCGGCCGGATAACCGATTATGCAATAAGGACCAATATAACAGTTTTCGCCTATGCTTACATTAGGCCCGATCAATGCCGTTGGATGGATGTAATTCATCTTTATATTGTTTATATGTTAACACTAAAAATTCACATACGCATGCATCACACCTACGATTATAATCATAGTGTGGTATCTTTAACTTAATCACGCTCAATAACTCTTCCTGTATATCTGCATGAAAGTTGACTACTTCACCACTCTTAATAAATAGATCATAATGGTGCTTATGCCTATATAAGATTTCCAAATGCTTCTCTACGCTCGGCACCAATTTTTTGGTAGTTGTACTTTTCTTTTGCCCACTCATATAAATCGTTTCCCATTTTTACCCTTTCGGTGGGGTTGTTTACTAAATAAGATATGTGCTTAAACCAATCACTTTGACTCTTTACCCATAACACCGGTGCATCCTTATCCTTGTTGTATGGCTCAACATCACTCACAACACATGCAATCCTTTTGCTCGCAGCTTCGAGTATCTTAAGATTAGATTTGCACGCATGCCATTGCGAGTCCTCCAATGGTATCACCATAATGTCGGCATGCTCAAAGTGAGTCATGTAATTATTTGGCAACTCGCTTGAAAGTTTTCTATTAGCTAACTTTCCCCCATTGCTAAACATACTGAAAACCTTATCCCAATAATCTTTACTCACCGGATCGGTATCGGTGTAACCGCCTAGGACCATCTCTATTCCTGGCAATGCATTAAATCTCTTTATCGGGTTTTTAAGTATTGCGATGTCGTTCATGTGTGTTGATCCTCCGGCCCAAAAGATGCGCACCTTATCCGACTCATGTCTCAAGTCGGTATATTGTTGCTCACCCAATGGAATGCAGTTAGGGAATATCTTTACATTTTTATTATACTTACTTACCTTTTCCGCAATGCGCTCATTGGTGCATGTAACCATGTCCGCGTTAAAGATATTGTTTATTACCCTTTTCTTTTGTGGCTCGTAGTATTGATGTAAAGGATGACTATACGGCAACTCCCAATCATCATCGAGATCAATCACTACTTTAAAATGTTTCTTTGTCTCATGCCAATCATTGTCAAATTGAGAGAATCGATTATACAAT